GGTCCTGGATCTTCATTTGGTAGCTTTCCAATGTTAGTAAAGCTAAACATTTTTATGCCTGCATCTAATGACGATTTGAGTTTTTTTGAAGGTGCTAACAAATCTAACACGCCGCAATATAGAAAATCTTTCTGGTATGAAGGATATTACTATGTAGTTGGAATTGAAAACATATTTGCAGATGGAACATTTACGCAAGAGTTAGACATTCTTCCTCTTCCAACGCCTCTTCCTGTTGGAAACGGCAATCAAACAAAAAATATGACAAACATCTCAACATCAAGTTGTTTTGATCTTCCTGCCAATAAGCCTTGCGTTCAAACAACAGTATTTCCCAACAATGCACCCGTCAATAGTGATACACCACCAACGTCATTTAACGATGTTACATCTTTGACGTGTAATAAAAGCATTCTTCCTATTGATCCAAATAATGTTAAGGGATATAAAAAGGCTAGCCCTGCCGTTCAGCAGGCAATATCATATGCAGCAAGTAAAGTTGGCGTTGATGAAGGAACGCTTGCTCTTATTGCTTACCTTGAAAGTACATTTAATCCTGGTGTACCATCTAAGACATCAGGCGCTCTTGGACTGTTCCAATTCATTCCTGATACGTGGAAAGAAGTCCTCTGTAAGCATCCAATAGCATCTAGTACAATTCCTCAAGAAAAAGATGGCTTGACAGCCGATCAAGTTCTTGAACAAAGAACTAATCCTAAGTGGGCTGCTCTTGCAGGCGCATGCTTCTTGCAAACAAATGAACTTGCAATTCAATCAACGTGCCCAGGAGATGTCTATCTTGCTCACTTTTATGGAACAGAAGGTGCAAAGCGTGTGATAGCATTTGATAATGAAGGTCGTGGCGGTGATATTATGGCAAACATATTTCCCGACACGTGGGCTAAAACTGTTAAGGCAAATCCTGAATTGTTGAATCCATATCCTGGCGTTCAAACTGTTAGTGACTTCCGTCAATGGGCCGCAAATAAAGTGTATAGCGGCTTGACTCTAACGGCGCCATCAACAGCACAGTCAGCACCACAAAATCCTATTGTTAACAACCAGACGTCAACAAATTCAGCATTGAATAGACAAGCAATCGTTCACGGTACAACATCGCATGGTACCGTTGCAACGACGCCAACATATCCAACGGCTGCTCAAAAACTCGGACAAGCAACAAATCCTTGCTCGCAAGCAACCGTTAAAAACGAGAAACAACAGGAGCCAGGTTGCAAGAATCAAGCACCAACGACTCCAACGCAAGATCCAAAAGCGGCTCCATCACAGGATCCATTGCATAACCAGCATGTATAAGGAATAATATATGGGAATCCCCACAAAGCAAGGCATGAGGTTGCAACAAGCGACAAATCCACAAAAAACTTACGATCAAATGACGTTAGGAATTGTTGTAGATACAAACGATCCACAACAGATGGGTCGAATTCGTGCTGTCTGTACGAAGCTCGGCGATACGTTTGACACACCTATCAACGAACTTCCTTGGGCATTATATGCATCACCATTCGCAGGACACCTTGCAAACACAACGCGCGGTCCAGGCGTACAAGAAACAGAAGGGTTTGTCTCCTATGGTATGTGGTTCATTCCAAAAGTTGGATCACAAGTATTAATTCAATGTCTCGACGGAAACATCAATCAACGTGTTTACACAGCTACCGTGTACAGTCAACAAACACCGCACACAATGCCACATGGTCGTTTTATGTATGATGATAGTCCCTTCCTCGAGAAGACAGGATCGGATGCAGCACCATATGGACCATATTCCACAAGTGAAAAATTTATTGAGCCATTAGCAACAAATATTCAAAAAGCATTTGGTAGTAAGGCAGCACCAAACTTCGAATGGCAAACGCGCGCTGCTGACTATACAGCAACAGCAGTTGATCCATCGATGCTGAACCAAATTTATAGTCGAGTTCCCGATGACAAGGATTATACAGATCCAACGACTGGTTGGGTTAGCCGTCAAGGATATGAAACAAATCGTATTGATCCAAACGAAACATCACCAGATACAGGTCGTGTTTACGATTCATCTGTTCATTCAATCACGACGCCTGGTTTCCACGCTTTCTCAATGGATGATCGTATGGAAAACTGTCGTGTGCGTTTCCGTACATCGGCTGGTCATCAAATCATTATGGATGATACAAACGAACGAATTTATATTCAAACTGCTCAAGGAAACAATTGGATCGAAATCGATCAAGCAGGAAACATTGATATGTTCACAACAAAACGTGTCAGTATTCATGCTCAAAAAGAAATCAATTTGACATCTGACGATACAATTCGTATGCAAGCTGCAAATGGAATTCACATGAAATCTGGAAAAGATATTCGTATGCAATCTGCTGCTGATGTCAATATCATTGCTGGTGGAAATCTTCAGGCGAGTGCAACACAAGCAAATATTCAAACATCTGGTGATTTCAATCTCAACTCTGGTGGTGTATTGAATTTAACAGGATCTGGTACTGTTAGCTTGTATTCAAATACATCTGATGTTGACATTACTGCACTAGCAGGTGGTGTTAACATTCTTGGTTCTGGTGATGTTCTTTTGACAGGTGCCAACATTGGCATCAACGGACCACCAGCATCACCAGGAACTGCAGCAGGAACTGCAAGTCCTCAACCAGCATTCTGGACAGATCGTGTTCCACAGCACGAGCCTTGGGCTCGTACAATGACAAAGAATGACTTCACGCACGATCCAGAATATTCTTACGATAGTCCTAATGTTAATAAGATTGAGCGCGGTGTTGGTATTTCACGTGGCCAATTCTGGAGACGATAATGACTACACCTCCATCAACACCAAAATTGTTTATTCCTATCCCTGCAAATATGGCACTATCGTTTTCAGGCGACACGCTAAAAATTTGCGTAACAGGTTTAATGCCAACAATGAATGGTTTGACGTCTGTCGTCTCTGCAGCATTCAATCCTGTCACAATGCCACTTCTTCCTGGATATAATATTGATCCAAAAAAGTACATTCCACAAGTTCCAAAGATACCTAAGCCTCTAATACCCGTTCTTCCCTTGACGCTACCCGATCCTTTGATGCCTAAGTACAAGCTACCAAGCTATGATGCCGTGTATATGGCGACTGCATATATGAATGGAATTCAATCAATGGTAATGAATGCCGTATTCAAAATGATTGCAAAGATTCCTGGAATAGGATTTTCTATTGATCAAATATGGGCTCTTGTTGATGCTGAAGTAGAAAAGTTATATGGAATTGCTGTAAAATTTACAGATATGCTTGAATATAATATTCAAAAAATTGTAGCAGCAGTTCAAGCAGCAATAGCAAAGGGAGTTTTATTTTGGTTTTCGTTTCCCGTCTTCCCAACTATTTTAAATCCATACATTGATGCCTATCATATTGCTCAACAGTTTATATCAAATTATTGGATGACGGCAGTTCAAATTGCAACAAGCTTTATTGCTAAAATCGAAAACATCATCAATAATCTTCAATTACCAATTCCAACAATTCCTGCAATCCCGCCAATTCCAACGTATCAAGAAATTATTGCAATGATACTGCAGGTGGCACACGTTCCAGATTTAGAGGCTTTAATAGACAAAGTTCCATATCCATATGACATTTCAGAAATACTAACACAAGCATTTTTAAAGCTAATACCCGTCATTGCGTTTCCATTTCCAACAATACTTCCACCGCCGCTTCCAAAGCTTCCTTACACTTTCGTAACACCATCAATTAACATACCAATGATGATCACAGTGTTCACGCAGGAGCTATCACAAGCAGTAATGACGTATGTAATTAATAAACTTTTGCAACCATTGCTGGATATATTTGGTTTGAAGATAGCCAGCTTGTTTATTTTTCCATTGTGCATGCCAATTAAGATTCCAACGATTCCAAAACCACCAACTATCAAGGTACCAAAAGCTCCATCAGCGCCCTCTGTACCCCACATATAATTTGGTGTACCTAAACTGATAAATAACTGGAATAACAAGGAAAAACAACAATGGCCGGTCTCTATCGTGGATATTCAAGCTTCCAATACCAAACAACACGTCAGTTTGGTATATCGGACCTTGATCTTGTCAAGTCTGATTTATTGAATCAGATCTTTACGAAGCGCGGCGAACGTGTAATGATGCCAACGTTTGGAACACGTATTCCAGAAATGACATTTGAACCACTCGATCAAGCAACGATTGACATTATTGTTGATGACATTACGGCAGTGATCAATTTTGATCCCCGAGTACAATTATTGAATTTGCAAGTGCAACCAAGCTACGATACAAATACTTTGACGGTTGCAGCTCTTGTGTATTATGTTGAGTTAAACTTGACAGGCACAATTGATCTGAATATTACTTTTGAACAAGGATAAGATATGTCGCGTCTCGTTGCTGCCTCTGATGTCTGGGAAAATATCTATACTGCAATGACTAACATCAATTTTGCAGCGTTTGACTATAACACAATCAAACAAAGCGTTCTTGATTACATCAAGCTATACTATCCAGAAACGTTCAATGACTATATTGAAAGTTCAGAGTTTATTGCTCTTGTTGAATCATTTGCATATGTTTGCGAATTGATCGCCTATCGTTATGACTTAGATGCTCATGAAAACTTCATTTCAACAGCACAGCGTACAGATAGTGTTCTTCGTCTTGCAAAGTTAGTTTCATATACACCATCGCGTATTATTCCTGCACGTGGTCTTGTAAAGTTGACAACAATTCAAACAACAGAAAATATTGTTGATATCAATGGAAACAATCTTGCCAACGTTCCTATCAATTGGAATGATCCTTCTAACACACTTTGGAAGGAGCAGTTCTTGCTCGTAATGAATCGTATTCTTGCACAATCGTTTGGTACTGTTACTCCAAACGATCGCTTCCAAATTGAAAATGTCCTATTTGAAATTTATGCATTGAACAATCAACCAACAGCAACTGGTGTTCTTCCATATACAATTACAGTTGCTGGTAGTACATATCCAATGGAACTTGTTCCGGTGTCGTATGACACAACAAATGGCATTACGGAGACGCGTCCTCAACTAAATGCTGAATTTACATTGATGTATGCAAATGATGGACTTGGTGATAGCTCACCAATGACAGGTTTCTTTATCTACACGAAGCAAGGAACGTTGCAACGTTTCCGTACAACATTTGATGGTATTACACCAAACCAAACATATGACGTTCCAGCGCCAAACACAAACCAAACAGACGTATGGTTGAACAATATCAATCCAGTAACAAATCAACCAATCGTTAGTGCTAATAATATTCCTTATGTTACGGCACCGACAACAATATATGGTGACTGGGTCGAGGTTGACGTTGCAGCAGCACAAAATATTATTTTCAATACAAATCCACAGCGTAGTAAGTATGAACTTGAAACACTATCAGATGGCAGTGTTCGTATTATTTTTGGCGATGGCGAATTTGCTGATATTCCATCTGGAACGTTTGACATCTGGGTTCGTACATCTGCTAACGTTGATCTAACAGTTCCACAAACATCTGTTGTCAATCAAACGCAATCGTTTGCATATTTGGATAGCACAGGAAATGCTCAAACGCTAAGCTTCAACTTCTCACTAATCAGCGCTTTACAAAATGCATCTGCAGCAGAAACAATTGATAGCGTCCGTGTAAATGCACCTGCTGTATATTACTCGCAAGACCGTATGGTCAACGGACAAGACTATAACACGTTTATGCTTCAAGATCCATCAATCTTGAAACTTCGCGCTATTAATCGAACATTTGCTGGCGATAGCAATTACATTCCTTGGTATGATCCGTCAACATCATATGCAAATGTTAAGCTGTACAGCAACGACGGTGCATTGTACTATCAGCAACAAACAATCTCTACAACAACAACAAATTTGAGCGCAACTGCACCAGGTCCACAAATTATTCCAACATATTTGACGCCAATCATTGCTTCAACAGATATGTTCTTGCAACTATATAGCAATGGCATTCCAGAAACAGCAATTCGCAAAACTTTTAATGCTACGGAAACAGCATCAATTACAACAGCATTGACACCACCTCCAAGTCCCATCAATGTTAGCTTGTACTATCATAAAGGATTAACAGAATGGATTCCTGCATCAGGAACAACACTTCCTCCGGGATATAATTTATATACAAATAGAAATTGGAGCATTAATGCTTCCAACCTCAATTTAATTGTTTTTAATAACATCAACAATGCAAGTAATTATATCGTTGGCGATACGTTTACCATTACAGTTGGATCTGTAACATCAACATATACAATTGGCAGCGTTGCTGCAGTAGGATCAACGACACAAATTACATTTAGCCCAGCTGTCACATCACCAATATCTGACTATTTGTTTTCATATGGTGGAAATTATATTCCTCAGCCATTAATTACTATCAAGCAAAATACTGTTGGCGGAACAATCTATACAATTACGTGGGAAGCAATGCGTCTGATCATACAAAGTCCAACAACGCAGTTCTGGAATACAAATAACTCACAAACTGTAATTGACTATGATACATTAAATTCGGATCTTGATAAGATTGTAATTCTTGAATCAAATCCTGATAATGATCGTGACACGGCTCTTTCACAAGACTACGATTTTGCTGTTTTGACGCTTCAAACAGTTGATTCAGGAGTTAATATCGGTACTCCTGACTATCAACGTTTAAGTGTTTTGCCTGTTGATTCCAACAGCTCTGGTGTTCCTGATATGTCGATTATGTCAAAGATTATGAATCCAAATGTAGTAGTTACTGGCACGACTTATTCCAAGACGATTGCATATCTAGCATCCAATGTAAACGTTCCTGTACTATCTGGTTTCCCAGCAATTGATGGAACAATAGCTCCTGTTCCTAACAGCTATGTTATTTTGCAGCAACAGGCTTCAAACAATGATGGTTTGTATTACATCGACAGTCTCGGCAACTGGACTTTACAATCGACAATTCTTGGCGATAGCGTTCTCGTAGTTTCAGGCTCAAGTGCAATGAAACAATTTACATATGATCCATCGTTACCGCATAAGTGGTTTGCTGGACTGTATGCTCTACTACCAGAGTATGGAATTGTAACGAGCAATAGCATTTCTGACATTTCCGGTAATGTATCATCAGGATGGTGGCCTGGTGCTACATCTACCGCACCAACAACATATCCATTCATTACAAACTATGTAGCTATTCCACAAGCGTTTTGGACAACTAATACATCATTAACAATTACAGTTCTTGATTATGTTTATTTTTCACGCTTGTCTGTCCAAGATCCGTGGGTAATTATTTCTTCCGACTATCAATCGATGTCTGCTTACTTGCAAGATCAAACGCAAGGCTCTAATCTTTATACACGTAACCTGGGTCGTTCAGGTTTGAATTTTGAATGGCAGCATTACACAACAAACTACTATCTCGTCGATCCTGCTTCGACAAATATCATTGATATGTTGATCATCACAAAAGGATACTACTTAGCAGTACAACAATGGTTAACACAAGGAGCACCACAACCAGCACTTCCAACGCCATTAGAACTACGTACATCGTATAACTATTTGCTACAAAATGCAATGTTATCTGATACGGTTGTTCTACAACCAGGCTCGTTAAAGTTATTGTTTGGTCCTAATGCTGATCCATCTGTTCAAGCAAACTTCTATGTAATTCAGACACCAACATCAATTTTGACAGCTAACCAAATCAAGACACAGATTGTAACGATCATTGAAAACTTTTTTGATATTACACAATGGGAGTTTGGAGAGACGTTCTACTTCTCTGAATTAGCAGCAGCAATTCATCAGCAAATGCCCGTTGATATTAGTTCTGTCGTTCTTGTTCCTCTATCATCAACGAGTGCTTTTGGTACGTTGTATCAAGTTCTTGTTAATCAGAATGAAATCGTATATCCAGATATAACTGTTGATCAAATTACCCTCGTGACGTCCTATACACCAACAACGCTACAAATTGGTGTTTAAATAGGGGTTTTTAAACGAGAAACTTCCTGATAAATAAAGGACGCGAGGAGAATTTTGTGGCAAATGAATCTGATAACACATTACCAAGTACAAACTTTTTAAAACTCATTCCCGAGGTCATTCGCTCCGACCTCAACGTGAGCCTATTTGAAAACACGTTCAATCGCTACTTAACCAAAGACAACACAGTTCACGTATCTGGCTACATTGGTCAGGGCAATCCTAATGCTTTGGTCAAAACGCAGATCGTTGAACCAACAGTTCATCGTCAAGCTTTCCAACTACAGCCAACAGCATATACAGCTGTTGGAAATCAAAACTTCGTTCTATCATATTCTGCATTTCTTGAACAGTTGAAACTATCCGGTGTCAACATTGATAACCAAGCAGACTGGGGCAGTACGCTACGGTTCAACTGGGTTCCACCAGTTAATATTGACAAATTGATCAACTATCAAAACTACTTCTGGGGATCAACAACAGTTAGTGATCCGCCACAGTACCTTACAATTGAAAATCGTTGCAATCAAGCACAATCAACTGTAACATCTTATCGTGCATTGTTGATCAATATCAATCCAGAATTTACAAACATTGCATCACCAGCATATAATACATGCTCTCTAACAATTGTTGGGATTAACGATGCAGCAAAAACATTTACAATTGCTGGTTCTTATACATCTGTATTCGTTACTGACTTCGTTTTCTATACTAATCAAACAGCCGATCCTGCTTTATTGAATAAAGAATGGACAGTAACAGGTTCATCATATGATTTCAACAACGACCAAACAGTGATTACAGTTAGTGCACCGATTACTACATCTATCGTATCGGGCGTTATTGACTTGGTTCCTTTACTTGATGTGTTCATACAAACAGCAAACTGCAATTGTAGTGGAACGTATGGATGGGATCAGGGACCTTGGGACGACAATCCCGTTGCTTGGAACGCATCGTTGCTTGCACAAATTAGTTTTGCTACGGAGATTGAGTGGGAAGCTGCTAATGGTGGAACACCAACAAAGGGCGCTTTGTGGTATAATACAACGACTGACAATCTTGAACAATTTGATGGTACTGCATGGGACGTTGTTCAAACGAGCTTTTCTATTCTCATCAATTCAACGACAGGTCAATCCTCATGGGACCTATCACAACTCTGTTCGATCCAAACACCAAATTCGTGGATGGAACAAAATCAGTGGATTCATAAAACACAAGTTGCAACATACTCTGGTCAAGTTCAACCAGCGCGCATACCTATTCTTGAATACAATTCTTCTCTCGAGTTAAGCTCTTGGGCAAAGCGTTCTTTTAATTGGCAATATCGAGCACAATCTGGTGGAACATTTGCAAGCGTAACAGCATTTCCAACACGCTTTGAATTAGAGCCAATCAAGAGTTTCTATCAATTTAATGAATCACCAACAGAACAATATTTGTTCCTGCAGACGTTGCAGAGCAATCAATCAGCTAATATGGATCTGACTGGAACATTTGTTCCAGGTTATCGATTTGCTATTAAAGATGATCAGTTGCTTTCTGTTGCTGTGCAAGTTTATTATTCTATCTATCGTGAAATTACAAGTAGCGATGATCCTGGAGTAATTGCAGCTGTTGGTCTTGGTAATATGGTTACTGTCGTTGCTGTTAATACAACATCAACGCCGCTCGCGTTAAATTACACACCAACGCCACCAAATACTTACCGTCGCCGTTTAGAACCAACAGTAACAAGTCAAGGCGATCCGTGGCGTGGATATAATGTACACTGGACAGTCGATCCATTAGCAACGACAACTGTTGTTAGTGAGCCACAACCAATCAATCCTTTATTGGCAAACTCTCTAATAGACACAACAACGCAGACGACGACTACAATTTTCAACGCTCTACCACAACCGTCAGGAACATTGACTGTTGGTGATTATTTTGCTGACTGGAGTGTAACTGGAGCTGGTGCAACAACGTTCAACTTTCCTGCTTCTTTATGCTATAGTCAAAATAATAGCTATCCGTTTGCTTTGCTAGGATCTGGCGATCTGCGTGTTTACGTTAATGGAATTCGGCAGTTTGGTACATATATTGAAGTAGCAAATGCTGGACTTCCAGTACCATACAACAATCCATTGAATACAGCATATGTTGAAGTTGGATATTTTTCTACTTCAACGCTTCCAACGTTTCAATACGTTGTTGGTATTGTTTTTAACACGCCTCTTCCTGCTGGTGTTACAGTTCACGTTGAAATTGGTTCAGCTGCTCTTGGTGATATGGGAATGGATTGCATTCC